GGCAGTATGGGGTGTTGTCAACCTCCTGGAAGGTTATGGCAATGACAACCCGGGTGCAAATGCTCATGTATGGTAAAGAAGCAAGCAACCGAAAACAAGATATAGACCGCCAGCACCACACTATTCCGAATCAAAGAAGCTAAAGACCAAAAGACAAGCACCGTGGAAATGTGTATAACTTGCTATTCCGTCATGGAAAAGTCCGTTCACAGAACATGGAAAAGCTAAAGTGCAGCTTTCCCACATTCTGCAAACAGACTTTCCCACAACTCCATAAGATAGCAAGTTATGCACATTACGCACAGTGCCGGCTGCTACGGAATCCCTCTCACACCTATATCTTTTTTGAATATCACAAAAAAGATAGATTTAGAGATAGCGGAATGATATAATCTGAATATACATATTTCCTTATATTTCGTCAAATTTTGTTCAGAATTATACTATCAGTAGAGTTAAAAAGCCCCATTTTCTCCAACTCTACCGTTGGTAGGTGTTCATTTTTATGCCGAATTTATATAATTTACCGCAAGCAGGAGGGCTGAATGATGAATCAAATTAAGATTGGAGCTTTTATTTCCGAACGCCGGAAAGCAAAAGGCTGGACGCAAAGCCAGTTAGCAGAAAAACTGGAAATAACCGATAAGGCTATTTCAAAATGGGAAACAGGACGGTCTATGCCGGATTTGTCTTTGTTTATGCCTTTATGCACTCTTTTAGATGTTACTTTGAATGAACTATTTGCGGGCGAGTGCATTGCAGAAGAAAAATTGAAAGAAAAAGCAGATAAGGTACTTATGGACGTGATTACAAATTGGTTAGGACATGATAAATGGGAATCAAAAGAAAGTGATACAACCCCCGAAAATGTTTTGGAAGTTGAAAATGTTTCCAAACTCTATGAAACGGAAAACAATTCAGTATTAGCTGTAAATGATGTAAGTTTTCAGATACCACACGGCAGCTTTGTTGGAATTATGGGGGCTTCCGGTTCTGGAAAAACAACATTGCTTAATTTAATAGCCACAATAGACAAGCCCACAAGTGGGACGATACGAATAAGTGGACAGAATATAGTGGATATACCAGACGAAGCCACCGCAGAATTTCGCCGCAGACATTTAGGCTTTGTTTTCCAAGAATACAATTTACTTGAAACTTTGACTATCTATGAAAATATTGCACTTGCTTTGACAATTAAAGAGGTTTCCAAAGAAAGCATTCGCCCAACGATTCAAAATTTGTCTGAAAAGCTGGATATATCAGCAATATTAGATAAATTTCCATATGAGGTATCGGGAGGGCAACGGCAACGCTGCGCCTGCGCCCGTGATATTGTGGTAAATCCAGATATTATACTTGCGGACGAGCCTACAGGAGCGTATTAGATAGTACAACAAAAATCATAAAAATATTATCTCAACCCCTCCGTCATTATCCACAATGATTTTATCAATTATACTACTCCACAAAGCACGTTTTTCTTGCGGTGTGAGTGTATCGTATATGGTTTGCAAGTCGGTATCAAGAAATGCCTGGATATGTGAAAGGTCTTTTTTATCCGGCGTGGCAGCAGTTGTAATTTTCTTTAATTGTGCCTGCAAACTCTCATACTCTATACGGTAATCCTCTAAGTCTATCAATTCATTAACGTACAGGTCTTTAAGGCGGTTTAATTTAGCCTTTATCTTGCTTGGGTCCGCTTTCGGGGTCTGCTGCCGTTGGCTTATCTCGTAATCAGCAACGTATTTTTCTAATTCGGGTTTGATATGTTCCAACAAATACGATTCTAGCTTTTTCTCATTGATTCCCTTGTTATGGCTACACAATTTTGTATTGGAGTATATATTGCACCTGTAAGTAGTGTATTCCCGGTCATAGCGTTTTTGGTATGTGGTATTGGCTACCAAGGCGTGCCCGCACTCTTTGCATTGTGCAAGACCGCTAAAAACATAGTAGCGGTTGTTGACTCTTTTCCTTACATTGCGCTTACCTAACGCCTGTATGCGGTCGAACCGGGCAGGCTCAATTATCTTAGGGCAGTAGTCGGGGTTGCCACGGTATTCTCCTTTGTATAAAGGATTCCGCAACGCACGGGCGATAGTTTCATAACAGAAATAGCGGTTATATTTATCTATCAGATACAGGAGAGTACCACGCTTGGAGTTGTGCAATTCAAAATAATCAAACATATCATAGGCTATTTGCACGGTGCCCGGGTCTAAAGCTACCTTGCCGTCCTCTCCGACCATTAATCCAATAGGCAAACTGCCTGTAATGGCTTCCCCTTTTTTGACTTTAAGGCGGAAAACGTCCTTTATTCGGTCGCTATCTCGGTCAGCTTCGTCCTGTGCTACAGACAGGCGGATATTTACGTTAAGTCTGCCGTTGGTAGTTTCCATTTCATAGCGTTCCAATGCGGTAAGCCACGTTACGCCGTTATTATCAAGAATTTCCTGTATCTTGTAGAAGTCGGATATATTACGAAACCAACGGTCTAACTTTGTGAAGATGATGTATTGGAATTTGCGCAATTCTACATCATGCAGCATACGGACAAACTCTTTACGCTTGTTGTATTTCTTCCGAGCGGTATGCCCCTCGTCAACGTAAATATCAACAACCTGTAAATGATGTTGCCGGGCAAATTCCTTTAAGTCCTCTGTTTGTGCTTCGATAGTATCACCAAACTTGGCTTGTTCTTCTTTGGAACACCGCACATACAGGGCCGCTTTTTTATATTCGATAGTTGGATAATGTGAGAAAAAATGACTAACTGACATTATAGCACCTGCCTTTCTGAAAAAATGGGTACAAAAACAAAAACCATTGAAAGACAATAGGAATTATGCTATAATTTATTTGCGTTTAAATCATAGTTCCTTTGTCTAACAGAGGTAACGGGGTACCGCTCACTATTGCAAGTAGTGGGCGGTTTTTCTCTTATTTTTTATTAAATGAATTGCAATAGGTAGAATAGTTTTCTAAATATTCGGAATAAAGAAATTTTAAAAAATCATAACACTCAAAATCGCAGTTGGAAAAGTCCTCTTCGTTATCAATAAATGAGTATCCTGATATATAAGTGGCGGTAAAGTAGGGGTATTCTTTATTAAGGTATTCGATACCGCCAACCTTGCCAACACAAAACAAATCTATTTCCTCATAAATAGAAATGGCATTTTGCAACGAATTTAAACGCTTGTCGATATTATAATAGGCTTTTGATTCGGGGTCAGTACAAGCGGTTTCAGCTTTGGCACAGACACTTTGGTAGCGTTCTACAAGCCTGTCAAATTCCTTTTCATACGCATCTACAAATTGCCAATAATCAGAATCGGCAGTAGATTTAGCAGACGGTGGGGAAACGGAATTTTTAATAAATTTTCCGGCGCATATTCTATATATATCAACCCACCAACCGATACAAAATAGACCAAAGGTAAAAAGATATAAAATGCCAATGCCGATTTTTTTAACGTAGAAGTAATGCAAACCAAACCAACCGCCCAAAATGCACATTACGAGAGAAGTATTTTTATTATATTCTTTACCCATAAAAACCACCTTTCTTAGCCTGCCACCGCCAATAATGAAAAGCGGAGGTATAACACTATGGAGATACTCACTTGGCAGGCGAGAAACAACAAAAAAGTAACATTAGTTAAACTGTCCGGCTTAACCGGGATAAGTAAAAGCACCCTCAACAATATAGAAAATGGGAGGGTATCACCAACTATAAAACAGTTGGAAATAATCGCAAAGGCTCTAGGGGTTAAAATAAGTGACCTATACGAGAGCCAATACAAATAATTTCCAAGATAATGGAAATCGTGGCAGCAGTGGTTACAATCTGCCTTTATGTGAGGTATAATAAACCGAACAAAGGAGGATTTAAACGCACATGAAAGAAAAACTACGGAAATCCATTATTGAAATGCTTACGAGTATAAATGATGTACGAGCGTTGGAACGTATCCACCGTTTCATAGAATACATATATACAGGTAAGTAGAGCGAAAGGGTCGGGCAACCGACCCTTTATTTATTCCCTCTAAGAAAATTCATTACAATCGCTCTTTGCTCTTTTGTAAGTTTGCAGAAATCTGATACCAACTCTTTTTCCTCAACGGATAAATCGAACTGTAAAGCCAATTCGTCTAATATCGTTTCTGGCAGATTGGTAAACATATCTCCGACACCCTCAACAAGCCATGCACGATTAACATTAAATTCCCTACAGATAGAAATAATCATTTGCTCTGTAAAGTTGATGTCCCCAGATTCCAACCTACTAATAGCGGAACGAGATACGCCGACCTTTGCGGAGAAATCCGCTTGATTGATTCCGAGCGTGTTACGCAAGTCTTTTAGTCGTTCGTTCAATTCTATGTACCTCCTGTAATGGTAATATATCATAAAAATGTGAGTAACGCAACAATTATTTAAAAAAACGGTTGACAAATGTTACATACTCACATATAATAGTTACACACTCACGAATGGAGTTGCGAGAAGAAAGGAGGTACAAGCCTATGTTAGAACCAATGACATTACAGGCAGAGAGAGAAAAGAGAGAAACAACCGAGTTTATCGAAATGCTCAAAACAATGTCAGACACGGAAAAGGCAGAGGTAAAGGGATACATGAAGTGTCTGAAAACTATCAAACTCCTTACCGCTAATAGCGAACTCCGTAGAGCATAAAGCAATCAGACAGGACAGGAGGACGTAGGAAAGTGGACTTGAAAGAGGAAGCGCAAAGATTATACCAGGAATCCCCTGTAGAAGTGCAAAGAGCCTTTGACACCCTACAGGGGAATAAGGCAAAGGCTAGAGAGTTAGCGAATATGGTCGGTTCTATAGTGGTTGAAGATGATTTGCCGTTGGAGGTCTTGGAACTCACGGCGGACATTCTGAAAGAAGATTTTAGGCAGATTAAAGAAGCAGCAGTAGAGATTATTGAGGAAGAGAGGGCGTTACATGGAACAAATACAGGCGCAACGCTTTTATGAAACCTTAGCTTTGCTGATTGCCCGCAAAGAGGGTGTAGATATTAAAGTAACGGTCACACCGAGAAAGGAGGGGCAAAATGGCAAGCAGAGCGGAAAAACATACGGTAGCATACCGCAATGCAAACAAGTGCGAGTTTCATAATATAGGGTCGCATATTATAGCGACTACAGTTATAGGCGGTACAACCTTTTGTGCGTTCTTTGATACAGGTATACATACCGAGGAAAGCATAAAAAGGCGTGGAAGCATAAAGTTACATTCAATCTATTCTAAGAAATAAGGAGGACAAGCAAGAATGAGTAAAGCAACCGAACACAACAACGTAGTGATTTATGACGATAGGGGGATACCGTCTATTATGTGCCGTTTTGAGCGTCCGAAAGACACAGCGGAAACCCCGGCAATTTTTAAGATTGGGGAACATACGGCAGACGCTATCTATATTTCAAAGTATCCAAACGTGATTATCAAGGGCAGGGCGTATAGCTTGCCAATGGTTGACCCGGCGGTAAATGTAACCTTTGATGTGGCGGTAGCTTCCTGTATCACAAAGGGCGAGGGTTGGCACTTAATGACTGCAGTAGAGTGGGAATATTTGTTAAATCAGAGCCGGGAAAAGGATACTATGCCACACGGCAACACGGGTTACGGCACGGATTATTACCACAAAGAGGAAAAGGCAGATTGTGACGGTTGCGGATACGGACGCTCCAAAACAGGAAGCGGACCAGCAACATGGAATCACGACAACACTATATACGGCGTATCAGACCTTAACGGCAATGTATGGGAATGGTTGGCGGGGGTACGCCTTTTAGACGGTGCAATAGAGTATATCCCGAACAATGACGCAGCATTAACAGGGTGTGACCTGTCAAGGAATAGCAAGGCATGGCAGCAGTTGAGGACAGCAAGGGGACCGGTTAGGGTAGAGGTTGAATCCGGGGAAATTACGATAACCGACAGGGCAGCAGTCGAGGACTACACGCCGGACTATGACGGCACAAGGATAGCTGATTTAAAGATTGATTTACAGGAAGTGCCACAGGCATTAAAGGATTTGGGGATTGTGCCGGACAAGTGGGCAGAATCAGAACTTAAAACCTATGTGTACTTTGACGCAACGGAGGGGGAGTGGCTGCCTCTCCGGGGGTCGAGTTTCGGCAATTCGTCCAATTCGGGGCCGTCCGCCCTCAACTTGCATAATCCCCGTTCCGACTCTCACGACCTCGTGGGTTTCCGCTCTGCTTTTTATGAGGTAAACGGAAAACTGATTACTGAATAACTGTTTAGGGGTGCGGTAGCACCCCGCTAAAGAATGAGAGGTAAAGCCATATGCAGATAATAGTTAAATGCAAAAATCTATCAGAATGTGCAAGCTACAATACAGACAGGTGCGGAAAATGCAGACACAACACAATGAGAAACTATATAAAAGATTACTTTGAAAACGCAAATGATAAACCAGTGCCGGAAAAATGCCCGCCGTTGGATTACACAGGGCCGGCAGAGCAGACGGCGGGGTATTGCTGCCCTGTATGTGGTGGATTTACTAACCCGTATCAGTTGGTAGATAAAAATTGTTGTTCGCATTGCGGATACAGGTTGAACATAAGGGGGTAGCAGATGAACGGCAACGGATTTATTTTGTTTGGCATGAGGAAAAAAGGCAAGCCAATAATCAAGTGCGATAAGTGCAATCGGATAATCAATAAAGCAAAGCCAAAATGGAAAAAGGTAGGCGATATTGAATATTACTATCTGAAATGCCCACGTTGCAAGGCGGTGTATACCATATCGGCAACGGATACGGCGTTAAGGCAGGATATAAAGCGGTTTGAGGAAATGACGGCACAGGCACAGAGCGGAAAACCGACAGAAAAAGAGATACAGGAAGCACAGGAACTATTACAGGCAAATGTAGCACGAAACAGGGAAATAAAAGCACAATATCCGCTTGAAATCAAGCCGTAAGGAGGCAGCAGATGAAATATAGAGGTTTGACTTTTGACAGGGAAAAACAGGCGTATAAGTGGGTGTACGGTATGCCCTCATACGGTTTTGAAACAGAGGAAATAGCAGAGATAGGAACGCCAAACGGCGATTTTTACGACATTGACCCCGCAACGCTTGGGGAAGAAACGGCATACACGGACAAGCACGGCAAGCGGATGTACACCGGGGATATTGCAACCCTGTTAGTTGACGGCGAGGTAAGGGAGTTTGTCGTTGACCATGCAACGGTAGACAGGGAATACAACACGTTGCCGGGATTCGAGGGGGAAACAGTAAAAGTAAGGTTGGCAGGTGTGGTTGTTTTCCGTTGGATTGACCCAAACGGAATCATACATCAGCTTTTACCATGTGTTGACCCTATGGGGGTAGATGATACTTTGCAAATGGAAATTATAGGCACGGTTGCAGAAAGGGCGGTACATGAAAGCGAGAGCCAAAAGCAGTAACACGCCTTGCCCTATATGGGTACAGGGCGATTACATAACAGAACCGCCAATCAGACCAGTAGACGGGGCGAAACGCCCCGCAGGTCATTACATAGACAATGGCGGTTATCCGGGTGCAAATGTGTATGAGATAAGCATAGAAACGCTATGCAGGGATACAGGGGCGGTAGACCGCCGGAAACGTGGGATTTTTGAAAGTGACATATTGCTTTACGAAACAGAACGGGAAATAGGCTATTTCATCATACAGGACACGGAAACAGCGGTAGACATAATAAACGGCGAGATTTTAGGGATTGCGGATTTACAGACACAGCATATAAAGGTAATCGGCAATATGATAGATTTTCCCGATTTTGTAGAGGGCATGAGGTACTGCGTTGATACAGAAAGGGAAATACCGTATTTGCCCGCACTGGATGTACAGGTAACGCCGTATCCGTACTTAAAGCTGACTTGCCTTAAATGCAATCATACATTGCTTAGTTGTGCTTATATGGCAAGGCATAATGACTGCGGGGGATATTTGACAGCGGATTTTGCAACAAAAGTATACAGGAAAGGAGAACAAAAAGAAAAGGCGTTTGCATAGTGGCTGACGCAAACACCTTTTCATTACTGCCTTATAGCAATAATTACATCTATTCAAATTATACTATAGGGCGTGTTGAAAGTCAATAAGCAAGCCTAAAGAAACGTGCCAAAAGGCTAAAAAAGTAGCACGTTTCGGACCTTGTATGGGGTATTAACATCTAGGGCATAACTTATAGGGTATACTTACACAAGTATATTATGTGTATGTATAGTTGTGTAAGTATATGTTTTAGTTGGTGTACCTTATGCAAGGGATAGTATAAGGAGAATGATAGCATGAGGAAAAGTTTTGTAAGAGAGAAAAAAATATATTGCGGAGAGGAATATTTAGAGGTTGATATAATCCATGTAACCAATAAGCCGGAAGCGGGGAAAGAGAAAAAAGGGAAGAGCAGCACACAGCAGAAAAATTTGAATGATAAGAGAAGCAAAAGGCGGTTTGTACAGATAGCCAATACCAATTTTGGGGCAGATGATTTACATATATCAGCAACGTACAATGAAAAGCATTTACCTATTACCCTAGAGGAAGCAGAAAGGAACGTACACAACTATTTAGACAGGGTAAAAAGGAAGATGAAGAGGGAAACGGGGCAGGACTTAAAATATATGCTTGTGACAGAGTACACCCCGGAAGATGAAGAGGGGCAGCAGTTGACCTTAGAGGGCATAGAGGATAAAAGCACTAAGGCGGTAAGGATACACCACCATATTATCATAAATGGCGGTTTAAGCCGTGATGATTTGGAGTTGATGTGGAGTAAGACCCGGATTAACTGGAAAAAGGCAAAAGACCCGGAATACAGGAAAAATGTAGATTACTTGGGGTTTGTAAATTGCGACAGGCTACAGCCTAATGAGAACGGCATAGAGGGGTTAGTAAATTACATAAACAAGCGTAAAAAGGGGTGCAAGAAGTGGAGTACCTCTATGAATCTGAAAAAACCAAAGGTAAGGAAAAACGACAGCAAATACAGTTACAAAAAGGTTTGTACATTGGCAAAGACCCCAGAAGATAAAGAATACTGGAGAAAGGTATATAAGGGGTATGAGCCTACAAAGATAGATTTTCAGTACAACGATTATACAGGGTGGAGCGTGTATCTGAAAATGCGGAAAGTGAGGGATAGGGCAAAGTGATTATAGGATTGCATGACAGCGAAAAAGAACACTTTAAAAAAGGCTAAGACGTTCCCAAACTATGCCCTTATGAAAATATCAGCTTATCATAAGGCAAAGGGGGATACCGTGGAATGGTGGGACCCTGTAAAGACCTATGACCGTGTTTATTCCTCAAAGATATTTGACTTTACAGAAGAAAACAAGGATTTACCGCCGGATACCATAAAGGGTGGTACAGGGTACGACATAGAAAGCAAGCTGCCACAGGAGATAGATGATATATACCCGGATTATTCCATATATCCCGATTGTGATTATGCAATAGGGTACATTACAAGGGGTTGCCCTAGAAAATGCCCGTGGTGCTATGTGCCACAGAAAGAGGGGAATATAAAGCCGTACAGGAAATGGACACAGCTAGTTAGATTCGATACGCCTAATCTAATACTTATGGATAACAATATATTGGCTTGCAGATATGGCATAGAGCAGCTAAAGGACATGATAGGCAAAGGGTGGAAAATAGACCTTAATCAAGGCATGGACGCAAGATTAGTTACAGAAGAGGTAGCGGACATATTGGCGGGGTTGGACTGGATAAAGTGGATTCGGTTTTCATGCGACACAATAGGGCAGATAGAAAGCATTGACAGGGTAGCGGAAATGTTAGGCAGCAGAGGTATAAAGCCGTACAGGTTATTTATATATGTGTTGGTGCGGAAAGACCTAGACGAAGCAGACTACAGGGTACAGAGGTTGAAACGTCATAAGGGCATACACCTTTACGCACAGGCAGAAAGAAACGAGGGTTTAGGAATCGAACCAAACAAGGCACAGCTTGAATTTACCAACCGTTACATATACGGCAATCTGTACAGGAAAGAAACATGGAAAGAGTATTTAGATAAAAGACCGTGGATAAGGCGGAGATTGGAGGCTGAAAATGGCGAAACATAATAGTTGGGATTTGCAGCAAATGCAGTCTTTGCCTTTAGAAGCAAAAATAAGAATGACACAGCAGCGTATAAATGTTTGGGTGGAATCATGGAAGCGTTACGGAATCCGAAACGAAAAGACAGGAAAAATAAGGTATGTGACGGATACGGAAGAACCAACGGAAAAAGGACATTACATAGAACAGGAAAAGGAAAAAGGCGGGCAAACAATAACAGTTAGCAAATTAAGACCCGGAACAAAACTAAAAGCACATGAGTATGTAGATACCATAGAAAGCGGAAAAGCATATGTGAGCCGGAGCGGTGGGAAAGATAGTGATGTATTAGGCGATATTGTAAAAAATATGGGATTGGATATAGAACATATTTTTATCAATACAGGTTTAGAGGACAGAAGTGTAAGAATACACGGGGAAGAGGTAGCAGACAGGACAGTACACCCAGATATGCCATTTAGCAAAGTGATTCAGAAATACGGATACCCTGTTATCAGCAAAGAAGTAGCGCAGTGTATTTATGAGTTGCAAAAGTCAAGAGATAAGGGCGTTGAAGAGGGTAAAAACTATTCATACAGAATGAAAAAGCTGAATGGAGAATTGAGAAGAAAAGACGGTACTTTAAGCGAATACAATATGCCAAAATGGAAATTTCTGCTATATGCACCGTTTAGAATTTCTCATAAGTGTTGTGATGAAAGCAAGAAAAAACCCGCTAAACAGTATGAAAAGAAATCGGGGAATATGGCTATTTTGGGAACAATGGCAGAGGAATCAAGGTTGCGTAAGAGCAAATGGCAAAAAAGCGGTTGCAATGCTTTTGAATTAGACCGCCCGACAAGTCAACCGTTATCTTTTTGGACGGAGCAAGACATTTTAGAATACATAGCCACAAGAAATATAGAAATAGCAAAAGCGTATGGAAATGTTGTTTATGAGGATAAGAAGTTTACGACAACTGGAAGAAAAAGAACAGGGTGCGTATTTTGCCTATTTGGAATAATGGCAGATAAAGAACGGATAGCGGATTTACAGATAAGGGACCCACAATTAGCAGATTATGTATTACGAGGTGGCGAATTTGGAAAAGACGGATACTGGCAGCCGACAAATAAAGGCTTAGGATATTGGTTTATCATTGAGTGGCTTAATATTCACGGATTAGAGATTGTTTATTACAAAGATATTGATTATGCAGAGATATACGGAAATGACAGGACAAGGGAAATACTGACAAAAGAAAGGATAAAGGTAAAAATGAGGAAAGGCGGTGTAAACGATTGTACGAATTAAACAAAATACATAATGTGGATTGCGTGGTAGGAATGAAACAGTTTCCCGACAAGTATTTTGATTTGGCAATAGTAGATGTGCCGTATGGAATCGGGGAAGCCGGACAGAAAAACAAATATAGGGGCGGTTTGGCAATCCCACAGGATTATAAACCGTATGAGGGGAAAGACAGGGAAGCACCGGGGCCGGCATACTTTGAAGAACTGTTTAGGATAAGCAAGAATCAAATTATATTCGGTGCGAACCATTTTATAAGCCGGATACCGATAGATAGCAGTTGTTGGATTGTATGGGATAAGCAGAATGAGTATACAGATTTTGCGGATTGTGAATTAGCATGGACCAGTTTTGACACGGCGGTAAGAAAGTTTGCTTTTCGTTGGAATGGTATGTTGCAGGGCGATATGAAGAACAAGGAAACACGCATACACCCGAACCAAAAGCCTGTAAGACTGTATGAAATGATTATCAGACGTTACGCAAAAGTCGGGGATAAGATTATAGACACACACGCCGGAAGCGGTAGTTGTCTGATAGCAGCACACAGGACAGGACACGACTTTATAGGGTTTGAGATTGACCCGTATTATTGCGGATTGGCAGAGGAACGGCTGGAAGCAGAGAAAAAACTGATAAGCATTAAGGATAAAATAAAGCAGAGAATGAGGAAAGGAGAGGTTTACAATGCTGACACTTCCAACAATGGGTAAATGGTTTTATATGATTCTGTCCGGGGAAAAGGGCGAGGAATACAGAGAGATAAAGCCGTATTATACAAGCCGTTTCAAGAAAATATTTGATATGCACCCACATTCTAATATACCGTATGGGACTGATAAAAGGGAAATCAGATTTAGGAACGGATACGGCAGCAGTAGACCGGAATTTACCGCATTATGCACACTGGATATAAAGACAGGGAGGGAAGAATGGGGAGCAGAACCGGGGAAAGAATACTATACACTGAAAATACATGAGATAACGGAAAGGAGAGGTTGCTGATATGCAGCAGTCAACATTTATAGCACATTCCCCTTATGAGATAGGGGATAAGGTCAATATAACATTTCGTGATGCTATCGGAATAGTTGGCGGACCGGTTACGGCAAGGTCCGCAGAGGTAACAATAACAGATATTTTGGCGGTACATTCGTGTAAAAGACAGCAAGTAAATTTTATGTATGAGATTAACGAAACTAAGGTACTGCAGTTGGTGGAATGGGAGGCGGTAAAGCATGGGAAATAATGGATTTGTGACCGATTCGGACACAGAAAGAAAATTAAGAGCATGGCAGACGGCAAGGGATATGCCAATAGACACAGAGAAGATAAGGCAGCAGTACCAAAACAGGCAGAACAACGCACAGGGGCAGCACTTTGAAAGGGAAATTTTAGCCGGGTGCAGAATGTATCAGCAACACGGCATAGCAGCAATAGACAAAACGCCCGAACCGTTCCGGGTATCAAAGAAAAGTCAAAACGGAATATTTACAGGACGTTTTAGCACCCCGGCACAACCCGATTTTCAAGGGACCTTACACGGTGGGCAGTCAATCGTATTTGAAGCAAAAAGGACGGGAAAAGACAGGATAAATAGAAATGTGCTGACAGATACACAAATGGACGTATTGGAAAAACACAACCGATTAGGGGCATTGTGTGGGGTATGCGCCAATATTAAAGATGATTTTTTCTTTATACCGTGGAACGTATGGCGGGATATGAAAGAAATGTACGGCAGACAGTACCTAAAGGCAGATGATATAGAGGAATACAGGGTAAAGTTTGACGGTGCGGTACATTTCTTGGAAAAGGCGATTTATTTTAAGCAGACGGCAGCAGTCGGCAAAACAGACGCTATGTTAGATAATATCATTTTCAAACTGTAGGGGGTGGCATACCATAATGAAAATATACATCAGCGGAAAGATAACAGGCGATAGCGGATACATAGAAAAATTTAAGGAAGCGGAAAAGAAAGTAAGGCAGCAGTACAAAGGGTGCGAGGTAATCAATCCGGCACTAATCTTACAGAAAATGCCGGAAAGCACGACACACGCAGAATACATGAAAGTAAGCCTTTGCCTACTGGATATGTGCGATTCTATTTATATGCTGCCCGATTGGGAAGAAAGCAAAGGGGCATATATGGAATATCACAGGGCGTTTGATATGGGTTATCAGATATTGGGGTGCAGCGTATGAACTTTGACGGATTAGCCGGGGCGGGGATACCGTATCTAAACATGATGAAAAAGGCAATGCCAAAGAAAGAGCCAAAGAAAAAGAGAACAGGAAGCCACAGGCTAACAGAAATTGACCCGAAAACCAAAAAGCCACGCCTTAAAAAAGGCGTAAGCACGGATAGGGCGGTTGAAGTCCTGTTTATGTTTGAAAATGCGGATGTAACGCCTAATCAGATTGAGGATATGAAGCAGACCATAGAGAACCAAAGACAACGCATTTTGAAACTGGAGGATTGGTAGAAAGGAAAGGGGCGGTAATATGCCAACAAAGGACGCTGAAAAGATAGAACAGGCAGCAGTATACATAGACGGAAATCCAATAAAGGGGATACAGGAAATAAAGCCACAGCATATTAGGATTGAAAGGTCGTTTGTATACAGGCTTGCAAAGCTGATAAAGACAGAAATTTTAGTATTCATGGTAAAGCATAGAAGAAAGGGGCGGTAATATTGCAGGAATTGACACTAGGAAGCCTATTTGACGGTATCGGCGGGTTTTGCTATGCAGCATACCTTACAGGGCGTATAAAGCCGATTTGGGCCGCTGAAATAGAGCAAAACTGCATAGACATAACAAGGTATCATTTCCCGGAAGTAATGCACGTTGGAAGCGTAACGGAATTAAAGGGAGATGAGATACAACCCGTGGATATAATCACTTTTGGGAGTCCGTGTCAAGATTTGAGTATTGCCGGACAGCGAAAAGGATTAAAGGGCAACCGTTCCGGGTTGTTCATGGAAGCGATTAGAATTATTGAGGAAATGAGGTTAGCAACAAATGGTAAATATCCAACTTTCATTATTTGGGAGAATGTACCCGGTGCTTTTTCATCAGCCAACGGAGCAGATTTTAGAACCGTGCTTGAAAAAGTCACAAAAACCGATATTCCAATGCCTACAAGTGGCGAATGGGCAACCGCAGGAATGGTTAGAGGGGCAGCAGTTGACACAGCTTGGAGAGTGCTTGACGCCCAATTTTGGGGAGTACCCCAACGTAGAAAGAGAATCTACCTTATCGGAGATTTTGGAGGACAACGTGCCGGGGAAATACTCTTTAAGTCCGAAAGCGTGCTTGGGTATACTCCGAAGAGCAAAGAACAAAAACAGGAAATTGCCGGACAATTTGCGGATAGCGTTAGAACAGAAAATAGCAGAGCAGGGGGGGAGATAATCGGGTTAGACTTTGCACACGCTGACAGCGTTGTAAGGACATTTACCGATAAGACCCCGACACTTGTACAAAATATGGGGCGTGGTGGCGGTCAAACGCCTTGTGTAATGTATGAGGAAACAAGCAAGGCATATGGGATAAACGCAAAAAGCATTATCGTAGACGAAGAAAGCACAGGCACATTATCTACATATTGCGGAAATTCAACAAACAGGAACGTGATAGCCATTGAAAAGAAAAGCGTTATTCCTTTGCGTGATGAAGTGACAAGGAATAAGGCAAGCAATGGTTTAGGCGTTGGGAAAGCCGGGGGACCATGCCCGACACTTACAACGGCAGATGTACACAGCGTTTTCTATGAAGCGTATCAGCATAACGGCTACAGGGAAAGCGAGATAAGCGGAACGCTGACAACAGACCAAAACAGCACGATAAGAGGAGATACGCCTTTAGTGATAAAAGAATGTTATCAGAAAACAATAGGCACTTTATGCGGATAGTGTAACTTTACTTGGGAAATATTTAGAAAAAAATGGAAAAGAGACACCTCTTTGTAGTATAATATAAT